GCCGATGCCTCGGGCAATCTCGCCCATGAGCTGCCGGATGAATGGCTCGAAGGCTTGGCCGGGGTGCTCGTTTTTGAAGCTCTGGATGGATTCGCCAGGACGGAGCTTGGGGATGAGCGTGCCGTTGTAGAGGGTCTCGGTGGTGATGTCCTGCGGGACAGCATCACCACTTTGGATGCTTGAGAGGCCGCCGCCGAGTCGAACGGCTTCGTTGCTGGTGATGGCGAAGGCGATCTGGCTGGCGGCTTTGGCCGAGCCCTTGGTGTAGGCCATGAACTCGCTGAGGTCTTGGCAATTTATGATGGCATTATGCAGCCAGGAGATGCCGCGCGGGTAGCCTGCTCGGCGAACATGCCGGAAGTGGAGTATGTCGGAGGCTGGGACATCTTGGTATTTCCCGGCGGACCGGTCGGTGATGACGCGGTAGGAGACGGGCGCGCCGAAGCGGTCGAGGAGCACGCCGTCAAAAGCGCGGTCGCTGGAGTCGGCGGTGGAGCCTACGGCCTCGCCGCCGATGAAGCGCACGCGGGTGCCGCCGCCTTGAGTTTGCAGGAACTGGCCGAAGAAATCGCCATCCACTGCGACCTGCCTTAGAATGAGGGACTGCGCGCCGTAGAAATTCACCTGCGCGGCGGCGTCGAATGCCCACGCCTCAGCGCAGGCGCGATCCTCGAAATGCCGCTCGGCGCGGCGGTTCCATGCGGCGTCGGCAGTGCGGGCCTGCGGGACGATGCCGGTGCCGACGGCGCGCTGGGCGAGGTGCTCTATGATGTAGGCGGCGATGCCGACATTGTTGTAGAGCCAGCGGGATTTCTTGAGCAGATCGATGCGCGTCTGCGGCGGGGCCTCGCGCTGAGGATCCACGGTGTTCAGAAAAATGAGGCCGCGATTACGCGAGAACTCGGCGGCTTCGTAAGCGGCGGCCTTCGGCCGACCTGCACCCGGGCGGGCTCCGCCTCGGTTTGATTTTTTTGAATTTTGTTTGATTTGCGGCACGCCCGCTGCGGCGTGTCAAACAGGGGATGCGTAGAGAGAGCGGTCCACCACGGCGCACAGGGATCGCGGCGCGTTGCCTTCGGCATAGACCTCCATGATCACGGCGAGGCGGGCGGTCTTGGGAAGATCACTGACCTGCGCGCCGGTGCCGGTGCCATCTCCCGAGAGGCTGGTGATGATGGTCTCCTCGATGCCGGACTCGACGGCTGCGGCCATGGTAAGAAGCTCGGCCTTCGTTTTGCCGAGGGCTTTGAGATAGGCCTTGTAGCCTGCGCGGGCGGTGTCGGATGCGGTCACAAGCGGATCGACCTGTCAAAAGGGAGACTATTTCAGCACCCACCACGCGACGCCGTGGAGTTTCGAGCAGTCGCCGTAGTGATCTTCGGGGACTTTTTTCCAAAAGAATGGAGCGAGGCGGGAGTTTTTGTTTTGAAGGAGTTGTTGGCCACTGTGGCCTGAGACGAAGTCTTGGCCGATGTCGGCAGGGAGATGGAGCGGTGGGGGCATCTTTTTATTGATGCGCTCGAGGTAGAGCTCGAGCTTCGCGGTGTGGTCGATGTAGGTGACGAGGCGCAGGCCGGGATAGCCGTTGATGGCGGATTGGTTCCAAGTGCCGAAGGCTGCGGTGGAGCCTTTGGATGGGATGAACAGGCCGCCGCTGCGGGAGCAGATGGAGTAAACTCGCTCGGCTGACCAGCCGGAGTCGATGAGGCCGAAGCGGGGGGTGAAGATTTTTTCGCCAAAGGCATAGCGGCGGGCCTCGAGGAACGCGGGCGAGATGAGATCCTCGATGGCGAGCACGGTGCCGTAGTCGATGACCCACGACTCACCGCTCTGGATCCGGGCCTCGACGGTCCAGTGGGTCTGGCGTTCGCCGGGGTCGGCGCAGAGGGTGATCACGAGTGGCTCGACGGGGAGCTCGCGGAGGCGGTAGTCCGGCGAGCGGAGGGCGAGGATGGCGTCGTCCTTAACGGTGGCGGCGCGGTTTTCCCACGGGATACCGAGGAAGTTATTGTGGAAATCGTGGAGGCCGCCGGGGGTTTCTTTTTTTTGGAGGAAGATGCGGGCGAGGTCGCCCCAGGAGATCTGCGGGGAGTAGAGCGCGGAGATGTGGCAGGAGATGTGGTCGGCGTGGGCGCGGGGATTTGAGGCGACCCACTCGCCACGGCGGATGATGTCGCTCTGCATGGACTGCGGCCACTTGGCTTCGCAGGACTCGCAGGCATAGGTGGTGTCGCGCTCGACCCCGGCGAGGTCCCACTGGGAGGCGAGATCGCGGTGATGCTCGGGCCACTTGAGCTGCTCGAAGCGGAGGGACTGCGCGTGGCCGCACTCGGGACAGGGCACATGGAAGCGGTGCTGGCTCCCGGCGAGGAATTGCTGCCAGATCGCGCCGGTCTCGACCGTGGGCGTGGAGGTGAGGCAAGCCTTCGAGACGCGGCGGTAGAAATTCAAGCGAGCCATGGCAAGCTCGAGGGCGGGGGCCTCAAGGGAGGAGTCGTCGGGCCATTTATCGACCTCATCAGCAAATAAGAAACGGATTGCGCGACTTGCCAAATTGCCCTCGGAACAGGCACCGACCAGTTTCAGCGTGCAGGTGCTGAAGTGCATCTCGGTCTTGCGGAAGTCGTCATCGTTTGAAGGGAGCAGGTGCTTGATCGCCTGGCAGGAGCGGAGGCGCGGATGGAGTTCGCGCTCAGACCACGACTTGGCGTTTTCGTTAGTCGAGGTCACATAAAGGATCGGGCCGGGGTCTTCCGAGATCGCCCACATGAGGCAGTTCGCCAACCAGGTGGTGCCGCCGACCTGGGCTGACTTCACAAAAGTGAGCTGACGGATTTTCGGATCCGAGAACCACAGGTGGAGCTGCCGGAGGTATGGCGTGTAGTCGGCATCGTAGCGACCAGGGCGAGGGGAGAAGCGCTTGTCGAGGGTGACATTCTCTTGAGCCCACTCCAAAGCGGTCGGACGGCGACCGGGGTCCCAGATGCGGTCGAGCTGCTCCTGTAGCTCTTCAAGCAGAGAGGCCATCGAGTCTTATGTCCTTCGCCGCGCGCATGATCTCATCGGTCTCGGCGCGGACCTTTGAGGCAATGTCATCGCCCACCTGCGGCAGCAGGGAGAGCAGCCGGTCGGGTAAATTCGTGACGGCAGCAGCGATCGCCGCCGAGTATTGGATAACGAGTTGGATAGCAACCTTGCGAGGCACCATGTCCCCAGACTCCCGTTGGATCGAGGGCGCGTCCTTTTCCAACCGGCGCAACGCCTCGGCATGCTGGAGCCACATGCGCCTGAGCGCCATCTCCGCATCCAAGTCTCCGGTGAGCTTAGCGAGTTCGGCCCGCTCGCGCAGGTCGGCCGTGGCCTCCTTCATCTTCCGCACCTGATTGTCGAGGGCCAATTCCTCATCCGTCCACTCTCTCGCCGGTGCCGAAGTAACCTGAGCCGGTGCCGCTGCCCCCATCGGCACCATCCCGGCGACCGCCCGGTCCGCCAGAAATCCATTCCAGCGCGGATCCGCCGAGTCGCGCCACTTGCGCACGGCACGAGTTGTCACGCCGTGCTTGGCCGCACATGCCTTGATGAGGTCCGCTTGTTCCCTTCCGTGACGCATAGGTGTTTACGGAACGACGAATTGTCAAACGGAACGGAAGCGGAACAGGTTCCTCGGTTCCGGTTCCGTATAGTTTCAAGCGCGCTCTCTCAAAAATTACGGGCGACGGGCAAACTGCATGTTCGAACCCCGCGAAGAGATTCCTTTCACGCGGAACTTGGAGAACTCGAAGCACAGGTGCGCAGGTCGAAAACTTTTCTCTCTAACGATACCCCCACCCATAAATAAAAAACTCAGAAGACCTATGCTACCTATGCCACCTTGCAGAACATAAACGCACAAAACTCTTGGCAAACAACTTGTGAGCCAACGAAAGAGACAAGGTCCTGCGTAGGTGCATAGGTCGCGTGCAATCTCGAACATAAAGGGTGTGGGAGATGGGGCGAGGAAGCGGAAGCGCGATGACCTGCGCATGACCTGTGCGGAAACAAAAAGGCCCGCCGAGTTGGCGGGCCTTGTGAGGTATGGAGTCGGGGTTAGTTAAGGACGGTGAGCGTGTAGAGGCGCTGCCGGTTCTTTCCCTGCTGGCCCCACTTGACCACACGGCCGGTAGGCAAAGTGAACTTCTTCCCGCCATACTGCTCGGCAAGCAGCTTCCCGAACTTACTCTTGGCCTTTGCCGTGAGAACATAATGGCGAGGGCCGTCCTTACCTTCTCGCTCCTCCTTACCTTCCAGCATCCAGACGAATGAGTTGCAGTCGAGCGCTGCCTGGACAACATCTTGGAAGGAGAACTCTGCCACATCATCCACTCCTTTTGCCAACTCAGCCACCAGAGCCATCATGTCAGCGAGTTCTGAGTTGCCGGACTCTTCGACCGGCAGCGGCTCGATCGGATCTCCGAAACCAGCAAACTCCACCATTCCAGAAAATATTGCGCAGAATTGCTCATATCCACGCACCAGTCGGTTGGCCTGCGGGCGGCCGGCCGCGTCCCATTCCCGCACCACAGCCCACAAGGCAGCCAAGATTTGCCCACGCACCTCAGGCTTCTCCAGGTGTTCATCTGAGATGACCTTCTCGATCTTACGCGCCTGGGGATCCGACTCATCGGTCATCATCTTGCAATGAAGGAAGCGGCGAGCCACATCGGGCGAGACCTCGAGGTTGTTCCCAGTCAGGAACACCGAGGCGATCTTAGGCACTGCAAACTTCTGCTGGCTGTGCATTCGGCGGCCGCTCCATGTTGGAGCTGTGAGGAATGCGTTTAGAATCTGGCTTTTGAAAAACCCATTGCAGTCATCGAAAAGAATATAAGGCGACCCAGCCAAACTCTCCGTGTCCAGAATCTTCCGCCATTCCTCCTCAGCTTGTGGGACCGGCTGAACATCGCAACTCCCAATGGTCGTGATGATCGCCATTTGAGCGAGGAGAGTCTTGCCCGACCCGACCGAGTTCGATGAGAACATAAAGTTCAGCCTACGAGCCGAAGGCCGCAACAACGGAGCCGCATACATGGCCAACATCGCCGTCATGACGATAGCCTCATTCCTCGACCGGCCATCCGCCTTCCTGTCCCCAAAAGGAAACTCCTTCGTGAAATTCCGCAGGATCGTCTGAGCCTCATCGAGCGGCATATCCATGGCATACTCCACGCCAGAGTTTTGCGTGAAGGTCTGAGCCTCGTGGTCGTATCCGTAGTCCAGCAACTCGATACGGCCATCCTTTCTCTTCACCGGCTGCCGCACCGTCGCCACCCGCATCAGCTCCCGCTGCCGCGCCAGGAACTGGTCACTCTCCAGAATCGTCGCAGCAGCCTCCACCGTCATCGTCTGTGGTTTCTTCTCAAAAACATTCGGCTTCGGCATATCCCACTTGAAAGTCACCAGGTGGTCCTCGCAGTAGGTGCGGAAACGCCGCGCCGACATTTCGACCAATCGCCCATCCGGCGATATGGTCATCGCCGAGCGTTGCCGGACAAAAACGCCATTGTTGCACAGCACCCCG